CAGCCAATAAAAAAACGTAGTGATGTTGATATGAATTTTTTAATACGTTTAGATTTAGATAATAACGTTGTATTTAAAGGATAATAATGATACGATTAAAACATTTATTACGAGAAATGAATGAATCAGACATAGATCGTTGTTTAACAAAAATAAAAAACAATCAATTTAAATTAATTGGATCTGGCGATAATGGTCGTGTATATGAAATTGATGGCGAAGATAAAGCATTTAAAATTACTAAAGAACGCGATGAATATGCTGTAGCAGAAAAAATTGTTAATCGATATACCGAATTTACTACGTTTATTCCTGTATATTATGTTAATGGTAAAGATATGTATATCATGGCTAATGCAAATCCATTAAATGGAAAAGATAGTGTTATGTTTAATCGATTTATAGTAGAATATAATAACTATGCTAGCATAGAAGGCGGCGAAGTTTCTATATTTGATTTCATGTCAGTTACTGATAATATTGATGCTCGACTTGATAATTTTTTGAATGCTTTACAAACAGATGTAGAAAAATTAAATATTCCGGAATTTGATTTAGATTTAGATTTTAGAACAGATAATATCATGATGTGGAATGGTAAAATGGTAATGGTTGATTGGTGATACATATTTATATAAAATTGGATTATAATGATAGATCAGCTTATTAGGAAATATATTAATAATAACATACAAAAATTATCTGAATCATTAAATGAAGCAGATAAAGATATAACTGTAGATACGGAGTCTGGTTGGAATTTTGTTATTCCTAGTTCAAAAAGTATACGCGGACAAAAAGCTAATAATACTGCTAAAGAAAATGGAGCATTAACTGGATTGATGGTTATTGCTCGTAAACGTGGTAAAAAAGAAACTAATGATTCGAAACTGATATCAGATGTTAAAAAAATGTTTGATGACGTTGTTATCCCAGGCCAGTTTAACCCTACAACAACATTATTCGTATATATGCAAGTTGTAAATAAGCCAAAGAAAAAAGTTTGGAATGTTTGGGCAATTGATAAGAAACGTAGCGGAATTAACTCAGCAGTTCAAGAATTATTAAAACAACAAGAAAAAATATATCAGCGCCCAGCATCCGGAACTGCTATTATAGATGCATCTAAAATAGATGAAATTGATAAAATAACATTTATGAGTTATGATATGGCTAATAATTGGTTTACTTTATTAAAAAAATCTAATTTAACAACTGAATTAAGATTACCAACTTTAATTGATATAAAACAATCTCAAGACGTTGAAGATACTAGTATACCAGAATCTCAAATTGTATATTTGCAAAAACGAGACGTCAGCGGAAATATTTATAATGTTTATCGAACAAATAATGGCATATTGGGCGGCTTTGAAGATGAATATTTATTATATAAAAATATAAAAATTACATTAGTCGGTGGATTTTCTGGTAAAGCATTAATGAGTATATCTGCAACTGGTGATAACTATTTATTTACGCCGTTAGAAGGTAGTATGATAGCTAGCTATTGGGTTGGCAATGCTATGGGCGAAATGGAATTTGATGGTAAATTTATAAAAGGATTGCCAGATTTTGGTACAGTAACAATTCGCGGTTTAGGTAAAGATATTGATGGAACGTTTACCGGACGAGTTGGAGTTATATCTGATGCTGACAATTTAATATCTAGTTTGTATTTACTAGAAGGCGAAATTGAATATGGAAATGGACTTACGTTTAAAGGAAAATTTGCACCGGCGGATTCTAAAACTGCACCAAAAGGCAGTCCATTAAATGGTACATTATATAATAAACAAAAACAAATTTTAGGACAGTATATTAATGGTAAGCTTAAAACAACCGGTGATTTGACATTTCCATATGAATGGAATTCTAATGATTACGGTGTTATAACGGTATATAAATTGTATAGTAATGTATATGTACGTATTCCTAGTTTAGATGCATGGGGTGAAACTACAAAAAATAATTTTCAAGAAAATAGTTTCGATTCTAGTGTAAAAGATGTTTTTACAATAATACAAGACCCGGAACGCGTTAAAGAATTAAACAAAGAAATATTGAATATAGAACCGCCTGTAACCAATCCAAAAATTCAAGTAACTGCAACGACGTCTAATTTATATACATGGAATTCTGGAGCTAGTAGATTTAAAAAAATATATGCAAACGTACCATTAAAAAATAATAATTATGAAATTATTACTACTAAAGAAGGTAAAATTGAAGGTACGTCTACTAAAAAAACATTTTATGAAATTAAAGTCTCTGGTCAATTAGTTTATATTCTCAATACCGATGTAAAGAAAGTTTAATCAATGAAACTAAAAGATCTTTTAATAGAAGGCCAACTTACTCCAGCTGCTAAAAAATGTATAGAAGTTGTAACAAAAGAATTTGGTAGAAGTTCATTTCCAATGATTGGTACATTTAATGATAGAAACGTTGCTGGTACGTCTATAAAATCTCAACATGCATTTGGTAATGCTGTCGATTTCCATGTTCCAGATGAATTAAAATATGGTCCGGTAGAGCGCGATTCTCATAAAAAGCATCGCGTGGCAACGCCGGAAGGTAAGATTCTTGGTGATCGTGTTAAAGATTTTTTATTGCAACACGTCGACGATTTAGACATACAATTAATCATATGGTATCGAGAAGATTGGAATCGAAGTACTAATTTTCGAAAAGGTTCATATGATGGCGTACATCCGCACTACAATCACGTTCATGTTGATTTTATTCGAGGTAAACAATTATCTAGTCCAAATTATACCAATAGAAAGAATAATAAATTTTTAGTAGATTTAATTGGTGCATATTACGATATATCAACAAAAAATCCAGCTGGGTATTTTAAACAATTTTATTCATGGAATCCTTTTGCACCTGGCATTGGAGATAATGAAGAAGGCGCTGCAGCTAAATTAATAAATCGTTTTGAAACTTATAAAACTAAATTAAAACAAATAGAATCAGATACAAATACATCGCGTGAAGATTTAGAAAATATACAGCGTATACGAGAAATTATTGATATTTTATATCAAGCTATACTAGATGGTCGAAGTGAAAAATTTGATGTTGATTATTTTAAATTAGATACTGATACAAATTTATATAAACGTAAAACATTAACATTCAATTGGAATTATTTATAAAATAGTTATATGGCAAAAAATCATTTTCATAGCTCCGGAAATTCAAAGCGAGCTAATGCTTTAAAGCATGGTTATAAATCAGGTTTAGAATTATCAGTTTCTGTACAGATAAATCAAACAGAATATCCTTTGAATTACGAGACAGAAACATTAAAATATATAGTACCGGAGCGAAAAGCAAAATACACTCCAGATTTTGTTTTTACGAAACGTAATGGTGAAACAATGTATATTGAAACAAAAGGACGATGGACTACTGCTGATCGTACTAAAATGAAACATGTATTGTCGTCAAACCCGGGTATTGATATACGAATGGTATTTCAAAATCCAGGGCAAAAAATATCTAAAGGATCTCCTACTACATATGAAGCATATGCTCAAAAATTAGGTATTCACCATGTTGCAAAAAAGGATATTCCAAGTGAATGGCTTGAAGAATGTTTGAAAAAAGGTGAAGAACCAAAAATAATTAAGAAATTCTTTTGATTTACGAAAAATTTTTAATATATTGTTCATGTATTAATGAAATTTATTTTATTAATAGATTGATGAATTTATTGAATCGATCGTTAAGCCAGGAATGTAATGTATGTGCTTAACTAATATTAATTATTATATTAATTGGAATCCTTACAGAATTTTATTATTATTTAAATAATGAAGAATCTTAAGTTATTACAATTACTAGAATCAGTATTAGGTAAAGGTAAATCTACATCTGGTAATAACATTGCTTTCTTCTCTCCATTTACTTCACATTACAAACCGAAGTTAGAAATCGATATTAATACAACACACACTGGCGAAAATGCTTGGCATTGTTGGATATCAGATAAAAAAGGACGATCTATTTCTAGTTTGTTTAAGCAAATGAACTTGCCTAAACAATATCATGAACAATTAGAACGCATTGTACAATCAGCTCGTTATCGAACTCATGAAGAAACAAAACGAGAAAATGCTAGTATACAATTACCACAAGATTATATTCCATTATGGAAACCAAAGAAAACTCCTGATTATAGAAATGCCATTGCATATTTAAAAAATCGAGGAGTAACAATGTTTGATATTTTAAAATATCGAATTGGATATTGTGAATCTGGCGAATATTCTGGTAAAATAATCATACCAAGTTATGATGATACAGGCCAATTGAATTATTTTGTTAGTCGAGCTTTTTATAAGGCAGATAAACAAAAACATAAGAACCCTAAGATATCAAAAGACATCATTGGGTTTGATTTAACTATCAATTGGAATGAACCGATTATTCTTTGCGAAGGTGCATTTGATGCAATTGCAATAAAACGCAATGCAATTCCGTTATTTGGAAAAATTATACAACCAGCTTTACAAAAAAAGATTATAGAAAAACGAGTACGAGACATTTATATTTGTTTAGATGCCGACGCATTAAAGAATGCAATTCAAATTGCAGAACGATTCATGGCAGAAGGATTAAATGTACATTTCGTAGAATTGCAAGATGCTGATGCATCTGAATTAGGATTCGAACGTATTCGTGAAATATTAAATGATACGGATATTTTAACTTTTGAGGGTATTATGCAACTCAAAATGGGCATGTTATGGACATAAGACATATAGACACTAGTATTGAAAAAATTGACAAAATATTCCACATTTCAGATGTGCATATTCGTACATTGAAACGACATAAGGAATATCGTCAGGTATTTAAAAACTTATTCAATTATATTGAAACTCATGCAACAGGCAATAGTGTTGCCGTTGTGACAGGAGATATTGTACATAGTAAATTAGATATGTCCCCGGAGCTAGTTCAAATGCTTGTAGATTTTTTCAATGGGTTTACTATTCCTACCGTTGTTATTTTAGGTAATCATGATATGAACCTAAACAATATGCACCGTGTAGATGCAGTCTCGCCGGTCTTAGATGTTATCAAGAATCCTAATATACATTTTATTAAAGAGAATGGTTTATTTGAATTAGGCGGCGCTACATGGAATCATATGGCGGTTGATAAGACACCTGCAGATTATATTCGTGCAAAAGATTTTAATGCTACATATAAAATTGCTATGCACCATGGTGCAGTGAATACTGCTAAAACAGATATTGGTTATCAAATATCAAATGAACATGTTGGAATCGATTTATTTGAAGGTCATGACATTACATTATTAGGAGATATTCATAAACCAGCACAATTTTTAGATGATGCAAAGACTATAGCGTATCCAGGATCTTTAATTCAACAAAACCATGGCGAAACACTTATACATGGTATATTAGTTTGGGACTTAGAACGACGCACTGCAGATTTTGCTGAAATTGAAAATGAATATGGTTATGTAACTATTGAAACTCAAGGATCGTCTATCATTAATGCACCGGCTCGAATACCAAAACGTCCTAGGATTCGTATCAAATTTAACGGCACTAGTGCAGCAGATATGAAAAAACTTATTGCATCGATTAGAAAAAAATATGCAGTAGAAGATATCACAATTCAAAGAACAATTGGTTCAACTGAAATAGCTGCTTCATCTAGTTTAGCAATTGGCAATGTTCGAGATGTTGAATATCAAAATACATTGTTAACAGAATATATTGATAATAATTTTCCGCAAGCAACTACGCAAGAACAAGATGCAATTAGACATATTAATCGTACAATTAATTCTAAATTACCAGCAGTTGAGTCAGTACGTCACACAACATGGCATCCGATATCTTTTGAATTCGATAACATGTTTAGTTATGGCGAAGGTAATATTTTAAATTTTGAAAATCTACAAGATGTATGTGGTTTATTTGCTGCAAATACGTCGGGTAAATCATCATTGCTTGATGCAATTACATATACTATATTTGATAAATGTAGTAAAACTGGCAAAGCAAATGAAGTATTAAACAATAAAAAAGATTGGTTCCGAGGTGTATTTCGTTTTGAAATGAATGGTGTTATTTATACTATAGAACGACGAGGCACTCAAAACAAGAAAAAAGAAACACATGTAAAAGTAGATGTCGATTTTTACACTGAATCAGAAAATTTAAACGGAGAAGAGCGCAGTGAAACAAATAAAAATATTCGTCGTTATTTAGGCACATATGATGATTTTATCTTAACTGCATTTTCACTTCAAGCTGATAATAATAACTTTATTGAAAAGTCTCAAAAAGAACGTAAAGACTTATTATCACAATTTTTAGATATTACAGTATTTGAACAATTATATCAACTTGCTGCAGATGAAATCAAAGAAACTGCGGGACGTTTAAAAGAATATAAGAAAACAGATTTTGCGGAAATCATGATACAAGCAGATGCAGTAATTTCAGCAAACCAAGACACAATTCAAACATTAGAAACACAAGAAGATAAAGCTCAAGAAAATCGAAACGACTTGCAAAATCATATTGTTAAGCTTATTGAATCAAAACTACCAACTACATATGAAGGTCCAGATATCGATGTGTTAGCTCAACAAGAAACGAAACTAGTTGATAAAATCGAGACTTTACAAACTGATATCGAGACTGCAGAACAAGAAATAAGCGAGTTCAAACAACGCAATGCCGAACTTAAATTGCTAATGCAAACGCGTTACAATTTAAAAGAAATTCAAACCAATATTGAAACACACAATAATTTATTAGAAGCTCATAACGAGATTTCAATGCAAATAAAAACCCAACAAGGAGTTATTGATGCAAAAGAACAAAAAATTAAACATCTCGAAGCTCATGAATACGATCCAAATTGTAAATACTGTACATCTAACGTTTTTGTACAAGATGCAATCGAAGCCCAGGATACAATTGATTCGGATAGATCAATATTAACAGAATTAGAACGACGCTTTGATGCATTAGAAACTGATATTGAAGCAGTTTCAATTTACCAGGTGCAACGAGATGAGTTAACTTATTATTCTCAAACATACAAGGTAACTGCAACTGATATTGAACGAAAAGAACTTCGCCTTCAATTATTAGAATCTGAATTACAAACTCGAGAATCTGAATTAGAAACATGTTTGGAACGACAAGAATCATTTACAAAAAATGAAACTGCAATCAAACATAATCGGCGTATTGATCTTAAGATTGGACTATGTAAGGATGATATTGAAATGTATACGGAAGATATAAAAGAAATTCAATCGCAAATTAAATCACTCTTCGGTGCAATTGAAGTTGCAAAAACAAATCGTGGCACTGCACTTAAAAATTTAGAATCATATCAACAATTAGAAACCGAATATAAAGCATATGAATATTATTTAGCAGCAGTTCAGCGCAATGGTATTCCATATGAATTAGTTGCAAAGGCTCTTCCTAAAATTGAATCTGAAATAAACAATGTTCTCAATCAAATTGTTGAATTTAACATGGTGTTAAATACTGATGGTAAGAATATCAATGGATATATTATATACGATGAAGATAATTATTGGCCATTAGAATTAACAAGCGGAATGGAACGATTTATTTCTTCATTAGCAATACGCATTGCACTTATTAATGTTTCAGCATTACCTCGTCCCAATTTTATTGCAATCGATGAAGGATGGGGTTCATTAGATTCAGAACATATTTCTGCGGTAGTAAATTTATTTGATTATTTTAGAACTAAATTTGATTTTTCAATTATCATTTCACACGTTGACTCTATGCGTGATATGGTAGATAATTTAATTGAAGTAAACAAGACAAACGGATTCAGCCAGATCAATCATGCCTAATATTTATATAAAAGATTGTATTGTGTATGAAACGCAAAGAAGCTGTATATAAAGGTTTAGAATTTATTGATGTTTATTTTCAAGATAATACGGCAACATCGCCAGATTATTTTCAAATAACTGAGTTTCCAGCTAAATTAACTGCCGGCAAAAATTTATTTAAACTTCGAGGTCATCCAACTAATTTAAAGGTAGGTGGAGTTCTAAATTTTGAAGTTTTAGATTATAATGGAAATCCTATATATTCTGAAGTTATAAATTACATCGACGAAGATAAGAGTCGCGTCATTGCAATTTATATTTATGAAGATACTTCTCCTGGAGATTGTACAGTTACAATATTGGCAGAGGCAGCTGTTATAAATGGATTTCCGGTACCTACAGAATGGCAAGGACGAGCAAATGTTAAATGGACTCGTTCTGCACCGGTTAACCCAAACATATCAAATGTATCGGAAATTATTTTTGAACAAACACCAACGGTAACGGTTGATGAATTAATTGGAGTTCAATTAGATAGAGCATATCCGAATAATATTCAGTTTCCTACATATTCAACTGGAACTGTAAAATATTTTTCATTTAATGGTAAGCCAGCAATAGAAATACAAGGTGGTACATTTTCAAGTGATATGGCAAATGGTACGATTACTATTGCTGCTCCAAATAATCCTATTCCATTACCTAATTACGCCATATCTACAACGCCGTATGTGTCTACGATTAAAAAGATATTAAACCCAACCGTAGCACTATTAGACACGGAGTATACAGCACTTAGTAGCCAAAGTATATCAGTTCATACATACAATGAATTTGATTATTCTGCATTTTCGTTAGCATATGAACAAACCCCTACATATGTAGAAACACAAAATTCACAATCATTTGCATACATACAAGTAGCTGGATTAGAACCAGCAGCCGGAGATGTTTCTAGAATTAAAGTTTTTACTAACAATAATGGTACTGTAGGAACTTGGGAGTTAATCAATGATATTGAATTAGAAGAAACAGAAATATTTGTTCCTAGTACGGCATCAATGTATCCTGATAAATCAATTGGTATTTTTACTACACAAAGTATTATCAATACATATTGGGAAGGCATATCATACAATGGTGCTCAAACATTAGCTCCTGCTACATTAACTTGGACTACCGCTTCTATAGAAAATGGAATGCGTATTACATCATCATCATTAAATTTAGATGCAGATAATCAAATATTAATAGCACAAATTAAATCTAATTATGCTGGCGTATTTTTAGCAAGTTCGTCATATAAAGTTTCATTAGATGCTATAGGAACACAAACAACAACTACACAAGCAAAACTATCAATATATTTATCTGGTAGTTCTTTTTATCAAGATCCAACTGATTACTTTAATCAAACATTTCCTAAAAAATTAGGGAAGCGACTTGGCGAAATAACAGTTACTGGCACTACACAAAGATTTGATGATCAAGTATTTAGTTTCGAATCAAATTATAATGGTACTGGTGTTTTATTGCTCGTAGTAGAATCTGGAGATTGGATTGTATCTGATATACATGTAACATCAGATAATGACGCCGGCTATACTCCTAATTATACAAGAATTAAATCATTAGTTAATACAACACACAAACTTGATAATCAAATTTCTTTTAAAGTTGAGTATTACAATGTTAATGGCGAAAAAAGCAAACAAATATCTTATGTGAATAATAAAGATTGGGAAGGCGGAAATCGCTACATTGATGGCAATTATTCTATGCTTACTGGGTCTTTGTATGTTGCAGATTCATTAGAAAGTGGTATTGGTATATCTGGCTATCCTAATTCTGGATTCGTTAGATCATTAGGTTATGAAGGATTCGATGCTGGATTTGCTGGATTTTTATTATGGTCAGGTTCTGCATTGCCAGGACAAACTTCTAAGGGACAATTATATTCTGGCGTTGGATTAGAACTTTATGCAAATACTGCTAGCTATTTTAGATATTCAACTGCAGATTCGGAAATTGATGTTAGAACTGATAAATTCTTTTTTGGCAATCCATCTTCTTCATATATTAGTGGTAGTAATGGATTAATACAAATTTCTTCTAGTAATTTTTTATTAAGTAGTAGTGGTAATCTATATGCAAATGACGGCATATTTTCAGGTACTGCGTTAGCAAATATTATTACTAATAAAATGATAACAATAACAGCAGCAAATTCGTCTAGTTATCTTCAAACATATAATTTACCAGGAACTAGTCCTACACAAACATCATATAGAATACGTTTAGATGGAGCTCTAGGAGGAGAATTAGGTGTTTATATACGAATAACTTGTCAATTATTATACCCAATTGGACCAGTAATATTACCATCAAATCCGATTGGCGGCGCCGGCCAATCTACATTTACGATATTAAACGACACTAGTAGTAATCAACTATATAATTTATTTATCGATAAATCTTTACCTTCACCATCAATATATGATATAATTGATATAACAGATGGTGCAGTATTAAATTTTGTAAAAGTTAGCGGAAATAACTATAGTCTCGGTGGTACTGAAACCCCGACCCCATATACATTTAGACGAAATCTAGATATAGGCGATGGTGATGTAACCGGAGGACAAATTACTATACGAAAAGATAGCAATTTAACCGGTACCAATAAATTAGATTATATAAAATTATTAAATAGTTCTTCTGTATATGGTTCATTAGGAGAATCTTATGTATTATCGATAGCTGGAAATACTTCTACTACTACTGCTTTAGGATTAAATGACCCGTATATGGGTATATTTAAAGGCACTGCAAATGCAACTGAACCATTTATTGCATTCTCTGGTTCAAGTGATGGAAACACCCGGCGAACGATGATAAACGCTGGAGTCAATTATCCATATACGGAAATTTCATCTAATTATTCAGCAAGTATAAATGATTATTTTATAACAGCAACAAATACATCAGGAACAACGATTGTATCATTGCCTACTGGATCTCGTGGAGAAACTGGACGAGTTTTAGAATTTAAATATCGTCAAACCGGTGGTACTTTTGAAATAGATGCAGCCGGCACTGATACAATCGACGGCGTTACATCAAAAACAACAACACAAATTAATTCTGCAATGAAACTTGTATGCAATGGATTAGGTCGTTGGAATGTAATGTTTACTACTGGTTCTTGGACATAATATATTTATATAAAACGGAAACATAATGAACAAAATAACAGTTTTATTTCCCGGAGGATTTAAACCTTTAACGGGAGCTCATTTAGCATTAGCACAACGTTATGCAGAGCATCCTGAAGTTAATCAAGTAATTCTTTTAATTGGACCTAAAGAACGAGATGGAATTACACGAGATAAAACAATTGAAATGTTTGAATTATTAAATTCAAATCCAAAAATTAAAATACAACCTACTGAATTTAATTCTCCAATCATGGCAGCATATGAATATCTATTTGCATTGCCAGAAGACTCAACTGGACGCTTTGCTATGGCTGCATCATCTAAAGGAGATGATTATGTCCGAACAAAAGATTTTGTTCCAAATGTAGATAAATACATTACAATTGGAGATAAAACGGGTCGTAAGATGCCTGCAGGCATTGACGCAACAGAATTAAGTATCAACGTAGATCCATTAGCATATTCAAATGGTACGCCCATTTCAGCTACAGTAGTTAGACAATCATTAATGAATAATGATTATGAAACATTTCGTGCATCATATCCGCAATATGAAGATGCATATGTAAAAAATGCTTGGCAAATACTTAAAGGAGTACAAGAAGCTGCATTATTTACTACAGATTGGTGGACTTCTGCATTACAAGAAGATGTTGATGAAGTATTTGCTGCAACAATGAATAAAGCAGAAACAAAACGACATAAAAAGAAAATTAATAAATTAAGTAATTTTCTAGATCGACAAGATGATGAAAGTTTTGTTTATGATTTTGATAAATTTCCAAAAACAGTAATGGGCGCCGAATTAATTGAAAATCAAATATTAACAGAAGGCGGCGCTGCAGGACATATGGCACATCCATATGATGATCATGGATTAACTTTCAATGAAATGAAAGAATTAGTTTCTAGAGCATTAGAAGGACGATTAGATATAGAATCTGCAGTTACTGAAAAAACAGATGGTCAAAATATTCAAGTGACATGGAAAGATGGACAAATTGGATTTGCACGTAATAAAGGAACTGTAATTAATCCAATGTCTGTACAGGAATTGCAAGATAAATTTGGCGGAAGAGGACCTATATCAGATGCATTCGGAGGCGCCGCTGAAGATTTAGCTGAAGCATTTAGTAAAATTAATCCAGATGAATTAAATCGAATATTTAAAAACGGCCGCGTGTTTGCTAACATGGAAATTATTTATCCTGCAACTAAAAATGTAATATCATATAATGTAGCAGTATTACAATTTCATAATTTAGTTGAATATGATGATAAAGCAAATGTTGTAGAAACTGATATGACTGGCGGTGCAACATTACAAAGAATTATTCAAGATGCAAATGCACATCTTCAAAAAACATTTTCATTTATTCCGCCACAAAAAATTAAATTAGGTAGAGTATATGATTTTGAAGATCAACAATCTGCATTCTTTAACGAAATTAATCAGTTAAGACAACGTTATAATTTAAAAGAAACGGATCGAGTTACTGAATATCATAAGGCTTGGTGGAATGATATTATTCAAACTAAAGCTAAAGAATTAGGATATGATATTCCAGAAAATATTTTAACTGCATTAATTTATCGTTGGGCATTTAATGATAAATCTACTAATATTTCTGTATTAAAAAAAGAAATTACAAACCCAGACTTCGAAGCATGGGTAACTGAATTTGATAAAAAAGATTTTAAAGTGTACCAAAAACAAAATATGGAACCATTTGAAACAATCTTTTTGAGATTAGGTGCAGTAGTATTAAAAAATGCAGAAAATTTCTTAGCAGCAAATCCAACAGAATCAGTTCAAGAATTAAAAGCAGATTTAGCACAATTGATTAAAGAGTTGCAAGTAAGTGAAGATCCTAGCACAATTAAAAAATTAGAACACGAATTACGTCGTATACAACGATTAGGAGGCTTCGAAGCAATTATACCGTCTGAAGGTATAGTATTCGTATTTGGTGGACACACATACAAATTAACAGGAGCATTTGCTCCAGTCAATCAACTACTAGGAGTATTGAAATATGCACGTTGATATATTTATATTAAAATTGGATTATAATCATGGCTGAAAAACATAAAAGCAAGTACAAAGCACCAAAAGATTTAGAAAAATCTCAAAAACCTAATGCAAGAAAAGATTTAAAAGATTACACCGCCGATGATAAATATGGCGGATTGAATCCCAATTCTACTAAAGAAAAACATCTTAACGTACTTCGCAAAACTGATAAAAAAATGCAAGACGATGGAAAAATGTATCCAACGTATAATGCCGATGATCGTCTTTATAAAGATATTGAAGATGGAGATTATGATCCAAAAACTGCAGCAAAACGTTTAAAGAAACGACAAGATGATGAAGAAAAAGATGTTAAGGATGTTTTGAAAGATAAAATTGAAAATTTAACTCGCGAACAAAAAGAACGTTTAGTTAGAGAATATGTTCGTAGAAAAATAGAAAAAATATTGTTAGAACAGCCAACAACTGAAGAGCCACCCGCAGAAGAGCCACCTGCAGAAGAAACTCCAGATGCTACTACCGACGCAGCAGCAACACCAGATGCAGGCGCAACCCCGGATGCTGCAGCAACGCCAGACGCAGCAGCAACACCAGATGCCGCGGCAACGCCAGATGCAGCAGGAGCTGCAATAGGAACAGCAGGCGCAGCAGTAGGAGCAGCAGCTGCATCAACAGAAACACCGGCAACTACACCCCCAGCAGCCGGCGCTGAAACTCAACAAGAGCCAGGTCCTGAAGAACGACAAACATTAAGTGTTTCGAAAATCAAAGATGTGTTATCTGCAGAACGTTCTAATTTAAGTAGAATTGAAACATTATTTAAAGGAATTGATCAAACATTTGAAGATGCAGATCCAATTGATATCAAAAATTTTTATCGATTAATGTTACGGACGATTGCAAAAAAATATAAAAAAATAGATCAAGATCAAGAATCTGGGTCAAATGAAAACTAAATAAAAGTTATATGTCAAATAAGTTACAAAACATTAAAGCCATCAATCAAATGTTAGATGGCACTCATAAGTTTCAAACAAAAAAAACAGTAGGATTTTCCGATGCACAAGATGCAGCTAAACGTAGTGAGCGTCATGAAGTAGGAGATGTTTGGGAAGAAACGGATGTTCATGGCGTTACATACGTTGTAGAACAAAAAGATGGTTTTCGTATACGTAAAACAAAAAATTCAGAAATATTTCAATCTATACGCGAAGAAATACGATCATTTCCTAATTGCAGGAAAGATGTATGTACATGTACTAGTGCTCATATGTTAGATCAAAAAATGAGAAGTGTGCATGGTATGTGTTTTGATTGTGTCATCGAAATGGAACATGAAATGAAAAAAGATGGAACCTTTGATGAATATGCTCGAAACAAAGTACGAGAAAATGCATTAGCGTGGTTACAAGATGCTGAACGAGATGTAGAGCTTTTGAAACAAGCATATACACAAGCAGCAAACTTTATATCAAATGCAGAAGGTGAAACAGAAACGTGGGCAGCAAAAATGACCCCGGAAGAATTCGAAGAAACTATACAGAAAGAATTCAATAAATTCAAAGAAAATTTTTTAAATAAACTAAATGGAGTTGAAACTACAAATGAAAACAATTAAAAACATTGCATTAGCAGTTGCTGGAATCGTTGGAGCAATTATTGCATTTTTCTTATTTACAGGAAAAAGAAAATCAAACAAAATTGAAAAACTTGATAAAGCAGTCGCAGAAAACAAAGAACATGTCGCGCGTATTGAAACTGAAGTAAAACAAGTTGAAAAGAAACGTAAAGCAGTTAAAAAAGAAATTGCTGAAGTAAAACAAGAAATTGCAGAGTTAGAAACAGCTAAAGAAAATTTAGTAGTAGAAGAAAAGCCAACAGAAGAAGTAAAAGAAAATATCTTAAAACAAACGCGCAGAGGCCGTCCTAAAAAGGCATAATATGAAAAAGATATTGTTATTATCATTGTTTGTTGCAACATTGAGTTATGCTCAAAAAACTAAAAAAGTTGCACCCGATACTGTTTGTTTTACTAAAGAACAAGCAGCGGATATTTCTTTTGTTTTAGATTCATTGTGGGCAGCTGATGATATTAATAATGAATTAATTGCTTCATATAAAAAATTAATAAAAAAACAAGATTCATTAATTATATTAGATTCAGTTCAAATTAGTAAACAAGATAGTATTATTGTATATCAAAAAAATATCGTAACGGATTTAGAAAAGAAAATTGATTTATTACAGCCAAAATGGCATGATAAAAAATCAGTTTGGTTTGGATTTGGATTTTTATCTACTTTAGGTACTGGAATATTAATCAATCAATTTATAAAATAATATGTCTCAAAATATAAAACAGATCATACAACAACAGTATACTATGTGTGCTAAAGATCCTGTTTTTTTCATGAAACAATATTGTTATATACAACATCCTAAACGAGGTAAAATTAAATTTAACCTATATCCGTTTCAGGAAGATTCATTAACAGAATTACGAGATAATCGATACAATGTAATTCTTAAGTCTCGTCAGTTAGGTATATCAACTCTTTCAGCGGGCTTTGCTCTATGGAGCATGTTATTCAAAGAAGATTTTAACGTACTTGTTATTGCAACAACTCAAGAAGTAGCAAAAAACTTAGTAACAAAAGTACGTGTCATGCACGACAATTTACCTAGTTGGTTAAAAGGTAATATTGAAGCAGATAACAAACTTTCTCTTAAATTTAAAAACGGCTCACAAATTAAAGCAGTATCATCAGCAACAACCGGTGCACGTTCTGAAGCACTTTCATTGCTAATTATAGATGAGGCTGCCTTTATTCGTAACATTGAAGAAATTTGGGTAGCATCGCAAGCAACATTATCTACAGGTGGTGGTGCTATTGTATTATCAACACCTAACGGAGTTGGTAACTGGTTTCACTCTGTGTGGTCAGAAGCTGAACAAGAAATAAATGGGTTTCATACAATTAAGCTACATTGGACAGTACACCCAGACCGAGATCAATATTGGCGAGATGAACAAACTAAACTTCTTGGTGAACGAGGTGCAGCACAAGAATGTGACTGTGACTTTATTTCGTCCGGACATACTGTAGTAGATGGCGGTATATTAATGGATTATGAATTAAAATGTACCGATCCTATCGAAAAACGCGGATATGATAATGCATATTGGGTTTGGGAATATCCAAACTATGAGAAAGATTATATAGTAGTAGCTGACGTTGCACGAGGCGATGGCGGCGACTGGTCGACATTTCATGTTATTGATGTACAAGATGTAGTACAAGTTGCAGAATATAAAGGCAAACTTCCGCCTAAAGATTTTGGGAACATGTTAGTATCAGTTGCAACTGAATGGAATAATGCACTACTTGCAATTGAAAATGCCAATATTGGATGGGCAGCAATTCAGCCTGTATTAGACCGAGGGTATGAAAATCTATTTTATACATATAAAGATGATGGTTATGTAGATGTAGATGTACAACTTAAAAAAGGTTATGATATGAAAGATAAAAGCCAAATGGTTCCTGGAGTATCAACAACATCTCGTACACGTCCATTAATGATTTCAGCTCTAGAAATGTATATGCGAGAAAAAACACCAGTTATACGAAGTAAACGATTAATTCAAGAATTATTTGTATTTGTTTGGTTAAATGGCAAAGCTCAAGCACAAAATGGATATAATGATGACCTTGTTATGTCATTTGCTATTGGTTTGTGGCTTCGAGATACATCTTTAAAATTACGTCAACAAGGGATTGAACTTCATAAAAAAACATTAAGTCAATTTCAAAAATCTTCACAACAAGTTATATTTACAGGCAAACCATCTTCTGGAACTGATGGGTGGGATTGGAACAATGGTCATTATAATGAAAATTTGACCTGGCTTCTGTAACAAGTTATATTTATAATAAAGTAAAATAATATTATGGCGTCTCTAAGAAAACGTTTACAGAATCTATTTGCAACGAATGTTATTGTTCGTGCGTATGGAAAAGATAAATTACGCGTAGTCGATACTAATCGTTTACAAGCAATTGGTAACTTAAATCAAACTAAAGTAGCTGATCGATATACCAGAATGCATGGTGCAAATAAGCACATGGTTGGAGGTATGGGTGGATATGATTCTAACTACTATATGCATCAGAATCGTATGCAACTGTATGCTGATTATGAGATGATGGATCGCGATCCAATTATTAGTTCAGCACTTGATATATACTCTGATGAATCTACATTAGCAGATCAGTTCGGTGATATTTTAACTATCAAAACTAATAAAACACAAATACAAAAAATTCTTTATAATTTATTTTATGATATTTTGAATATCGAATTTAATCTATGGACTTGGATTCGAAACATGACAAAATATGGCGATTTCTTTTTAAAATTAGATATTGCTGATGAAATTGGAATTGTTAATGCTCGACCATTTTCTAGTTATGAAATTGAGCGTTGGGAAGAATATGATGAAGCAACTGGCGAATATAAAATCAAATTCAAACATGTAGCAGATTCTAGAAAAGATTTTGAAGTTTTTGAAATAGCACATTTCCGTATGTTATCAGATTCTAACTTTTTACCATATGGTAGATCAATGTTAGAAGGAGCACGTAAAGAATTTCAAAAATTAATGATGATGGAAGATGCAATGTTAATTCATCGTATTATGCGAGCTCCGGAAAAACGTGTATTTAAAATTGATATTGGTAATATTCCTCCAAATGAAGTTGATTCATTCATGGAACAGATTATCAATAAAATGAAAAAAATTCCACATATTGATCAACAAACAGGTCAATACAATTTAAAATTTAATTTAATGAACATGTTAGAAGATTATTATCTACCTGTTCGCGGCGGCAATTCGACTACATCAATTGATACATTACCAGGAATGACTTGGACTGGTACTGAAGACTTAGAATATATAAAAGATAAAATGATGGCTGCATTAAAAGTTCCTAAACCATTTTTAGGCTATGCAGAAGCGGTAGAAGGAAAAACTACATTAGCATCTATGGATATTCGTTTTGCAAGAACAATTGAACGTGTTCAGCGAATAGTAATGTCTGAATTAACTAAAATTGCAATTGTACATTTATATGCACAAGGTTATGAAGGAGAAGATTTAGTTGGGTTTGAATTAGAATTAACAGCTCCATCAATTATATATGATCAACAAAAAGTTGCTTTAATGACTGAAAAAATGACATTAGCAACGGCAATGAAAGATAGCAAATTAGTTTCAGATAAATACATATATGAGTTTATATTCAATATGTCAGAAGATGAATGGTTGCAACAAAGAAATGATGTTGTTGAAGATCTTAAACTTCGATTCCGACAAAACCAAATTGAACAAGAAGGTAATGATCCTGCAGTAACTGGCGTGTCATTTGGTACGCCTCATGATTTAGCTTCAATGCATATGAGCAGTGATGATGTTGAAGAAAAAGATTTAGGAGGAAGACCAAAAGAAGGAATTAAATTTGGGCAACACAAAAATGCATTCGGATGGGATCCGACAGGTAAAAAAGAACTTGATCAAGCATTTAACCCTGACAATCAAAAAACAACATTCTTTCCAGATAAACGTTTTGATAAAGCAGTTAGACCGGTAGCAACTGAAAGTCATAACATACTTCGTTATTTAAATAAATCAAAAGGGCCTAATATTATAACAGAAACTTTGAAAAATAAGAAGAAAGATTTAGATCAAGGCACTATGTTAGATGAAAAGAACATTTTATAAATTCAAACATATTTATTAAATAAAAAAGAACTGTATTGAATATGAAAAAATTAAAACATTCGAAATATAAAAATACCGGGATACTTTTCGAAATGTTAGTTAGAAAATTAACATCAGAAACATTATCATCAAATAAATCAACTACTATTGATATAATCAAAAAATATTTCGGAAAAAATACAGAATTAGCTAAAGAATTGTATTTATATAATTCATTATTAAAAGAACAATATCGAAGTGAAGCACAAGCACTAGATTATATTCGTAGTGTTAAAGCAACTCATGATAAATTAAATCAAAGTTTACTTAAAAGACAACGTTACAATCTCGTTAAAGAAATTTCCGAACGATTTAATTTTGATGATATTTCAAAAATACATATTAATAACTATAAAACATTAGCATCAATTTACATGATATTTGAATATCAAGAAACGGATAATCCAAAACAGCTAATGGAATGTAAACATGTAATACTGTCTAATGGAATTTTAGTTGAAAGAAAACAACAAGAAAAAGATTTAACATTAGAAAAATTTCAATCACAACCAAAAGATGTACGTTTGTTAACATACAAATTAATGATTGATAAATTCAATGAAAAATATTCAAATAACTTAGATGAATCGCAAAAACAACTTTTAAATAAATACATTACCAATGTTAATGATACTAATGCTTTAAAAGAATACATTCAAGTTATTATTCCAGAAATTAAAAAAGATTTAGCAAATCAAGCAAAATTAATAACTGATAAAGTTACGCAGATTAAAGTACAAAAACTTTCAGAAATGTTATGTACTGTAGAAAATATGAAAACAATCAAAGAATCACATATACTTTCTTTGTTACGTTATTTTGATCTAGTTCGAGAATTAAAAGGGATGCACTAATGAAATCTTTCTTAAAAGAAATGGAAGAAAAATTCATGGAATTGGAAGATTACTGTGATGCGTGTGATAGAGTAAAATCGCAATGCGTATGTGACGAATCTGAACTCGATGAAATATCTACCACCGGCGGCGTAGCTGGTTATAATACGCCAAATGCATTTAGTAAAACAGGTGCAGATGATGATACGGTTGAAGCATTAGGCATGAAACGTGTAAAAATTAAAGAATCTGTAAATACGCCTCCGACATTTAGATGGAAAGATACAGGTTATCAAAAACCAGAATCGCCAGAAGAAACATCTCAAGATAAGTTTCCATTCTCTAACGACACAGACAAATGGACAAATAAAGATCAAGAATATCCAGTTAAATTTACAAATCAGCCATATGGTACTGCAAATATTACAGATAAATCATCTAAAGTATATGAAATGATGGATCGTAAATATGAACAACTTATAGAATCATATAGACGATTTGCAACAGAAGATAAACATTTAAGCCCTGAAAAAAAAGTAAAAAATACAATCAAGGAGCTAGCTAAAAAATTACAAGAAATTGAAACATTAGTTAATTACAATACAAAATTAAAAACAGAATCCGGGGTGTCAGCTTCAACATATGGTTCTAGTACGCAAAATGCATTAACTAAAATTTCAGAAAAACTAATTAAAATATCAGAGCGAGTAAGAGCATTAGGGGAATAGATCATGTCAAAAAAATTATTAGTAGAATATGTACCATTCAAACCAATTGGCTCATTAACTGAGTCATCTGGCGATGCATATGGAATACCTGGTGGTTTTGTTGTACAAGGCGTTTTACAAAGAGCAGCAGCTAAAAATCAAAACGGCCGAGTATATCCAAAACAAATTCTACAAAGAGAATGCATACGATATCAAAAAGAATATATTGATCAACATAGAGCATTAGGTGAATTAGATCACCCAGAATCGTCTATTGTTAACTTAAATAATGTTTCGCACAATATTTTAAAAATTTGGTGGAATGGTGATGACCTAATGGGTGCAGTTCAAATCTTAGAAACACCATCAGGTAAAATTTTAAAAGAATTATTTAAAGCAGGTATTACATTGGGCATTTCTTCTCGTGGATTAGGATCAGTTAAAGAATTACGCAGTGAAGGAACGGTTGAAGTTCAAGAAGATTTTGAATTAATATGTTGGGACTTCGTGTCTAATCCATCTACTCATGGGGCTTTTATGCGTCCTATTAACATGCACGAATCTATAAATAAAAATATACCAAATAACAAATATAACAAAGTAAACGACATCATTACATCGATTTTATGTGAAGATGGAAAATGTAGGATAATATAATGAAAACGCCTAATTTGAAATTCATTCTAGAAACAATTTTAGAAGATCAGCCAAAACCAATGACTCGTGAAGAGAAACAACAATTTGTACAAGAAGTTGCAAATTTCTCTGCGTTAGGTGATTCTGTATACGGAAAAGGTAATTTAGAAGAAATTGTAGAACGAGTTAAAGCGATCGTAGAACGTGCGGAACGCATCATGACTGAAAGTGATGATTGGATGTCAAATGTTGCACACAAAAAGAACAATAAACGTATGCATGAAGATTACCGCGATTTTGAACAAGCAGCTCGAGAATTGAAAGAGGCACAAGATCGAATGTCATTAGCATATGAAAATATTGGACAACATTTAAATCGTTACTTTGATGTTAATTAATTTGGATAATATAAAAAGTATTATTATAATATAGGTAGAATGATGAGCAAATTTAAAAAATTATATAAACAATTTTTTGGATTAACAGAACAATCGACACCTGGTGCAGCACCATCAGGCATACCGAAGTTTACAAAAGATGATGTTCAAAATGCTAAAGATATGGCTACGGCGTTAAAAGATATGAATAATGCCATGAAAACAGAGTCTGATCTAGAAGAAGCTCAATTGATCAATCATATTACAGATTATAGAGGCGGGATTGAATATGTATTAAGAAATCCAGCTGAGGCAAAAGCAGTAGCACAAGAAATTAAAGAATGGTCTGAAAGAAAAGGATTTACTGTAGTTAAACATACAATATCGCCATCAGGTAAAATTGGATATTTTTATTTTAGATTAGGACAAGACCCAGGTTTAGAATCACAAAAGCTTCAAGGATATTTAGCACAGAAACCTGAATTAAAACATTTTAGATTTAACGTTAGACAACAAAAACCAAAAGCACCGCAACCAGAAATTTAAATTTAATATATGAGTAAAAAACAAAAACAACATCAAACTATAGTTCCAGGGAATTCTTTAGCAGTTAATGTAGTAGGTACACAAAGAGAAGATTTAGGATTTGCTCTTAAAGTATGGAAACGCAAAGTTAAAAATTCTGGAATTTTAGAACGAATTAAAGATCGAAAAGAATTTGAAAAGCCTAGTGTGAGAAAAAGAAAACAATTACAAGCAGCACAATTTATTCAAAGAATTAAAGATTTAAATTCTTTTTAAGAAAAATTAATTAAAGTTTAAGGCTCTAACAAAAAAAGTTAGAGCTTTTTTACTGTTTTTTAAAACATGCTCATATTTATTTGTAAATACGCTATTTCCTATATAGTGTCTAGTATTTAATATATTTCTATTAAGATTCTCAATAATCTTATTTCCAAAAAACAAATTTAAGGAGAAAACAATGGCAAAATCAGACTTGCTAAAAGAAGCAATCGCCGATGCAAAAGCTGTTAAAGAAACTGCTTTAGCAAACGCTAAAATTGCTTTACAAGAAGCCTTTGCTCCTCGTTTAGAAAGAATGTTAGCAACAAAACTAACAAATGAAATCGAGGGTGAAGAAGAA